GACATTGTCCTTCCTTCAACAGAAAATTGAAAATGGAAAAGGAAAAGTCAATTTCCCTTTTCAGGCAACAAATCGCACAAATGGAATACTGCAAGCAACATTTACTGGAAAAGGGGCGGGGGCAACAACATGGATCTCACTGGGTTTATCGCATTCCCATTGAGGTCTTCCGGGAACTGCCGATCGGGCGCTGGAAGTACAATCGCCCCGCTGACATGGATCGTGTGGTTGAGATTGGCACGTCCATTGAGAAGCACAAGAGAATGGACGGCATGATCTACTTGGCATTCGTCAATCACGAGCTCGTATGCTACGAATCCAATCACCGGCGAGAGGCATTGAAGGGGATTGCGGAGGTCGAGGACATTCTGGTCGACGTTCTGTGGAACGTCAGCGACGAGGATGTGAAGAACGAGTTTCAGCGACTCAACAAGGCAATCTCCGTTCCGGAACTGTATATCATCGAGAACAACGTGGACATCATCAACGACATTCGGGCAGCCGTCGACGCGTTCTGCAAGAAGTATTCTGGACTAAGGGTTCCTAGTGGTCGACCCCAACGACCCAACTTCAATCGCGACGGACTCACCGACGAGTTCTGCCGTGTCGTTCGCGAAATGCCGATTGGGGTGCGTGCGTTGGTGGACCGATTGGAGGGTCTCAACGCGAGAATGGCAGCGGCAGACAAGTCGAAGCTGTCTGCAAAGGTCATCGAGAAGTGCGAGAAGTCGGGGCTCTGGATGTTCGCGTGGAGCGCACGCATCAACGAAAAGGACTTGTAGACCCCCGAAAACGAATCCGCCCATTTCAGGACTTTAAACCCCAACACACAAATGACGACCATCTTCTTCGACACCGAGACCACCGGACTACCGGGCGCAAATCTTCCCAAGCTGCCGTTTGGCAGTTATCATGCACCCACAAGCTTGCGAGCATTTGATAGTGCACGACTTGTTCAGATTGCATGGATTGTACAGGATGCCAACGGGGTTGAGCTGAAGCGCGAACAGCATATCATCAAGCCAAACGGAGAGTATCCAATTCCATCAGATGTTGTCAAGATTCACGGGATCACAGCGGAAATTGCAGAGGCGCAAGGAGAGGAGAGGACGAAGATACTAGGCATGCTCGCATCGGACTTCGCAGATTGTTCCGTGTTTGTTTGCCACAATGCAAACTTTGACTCGCGCATCGTTGCAAGTGAACTGATTCGAGCAGGGCTTCCGAACTTTCTACAGGGCAAGACGAGCAAGTGTACGATGGAGATTGGTACGAACATTGCCAAGATTCCGAAGCCCGGTAAGTACGGGGGATACAAGTGGCCCAGTCTTACCGAACTTCACAAGCACTTCTTTGGGAAGGCGTTCGGCAATGCTCACAGCGCATTGGCGGACACGGAGGCATGTATGAAGTGCTACAACAAGATTGTCGAAAATGATGTGCGAGCTTGAAAAACTTTGAATATCCTAAACACTCCGTATGAACTCCCACTGCAGATACAGACATATCTTCTCCCAGATGCTGTCGTGTGCAATCAGGCGGTCGCGTGATTTGAGCAGTGGGAAGAACACCTTATACTCATCCAGTTCCAGCAACTCAATGAACTTGTACAGAATGTACGAATACGACAGGAAGTTCGTGCGATCGGGGGGACAATACAGCAGGAACGGGGCCTGGATCTCCTGGAACATCGCCCGGATTTTTTCCTCGATTTCAGGCGTGATTGTGGGTGGGGGGTTGCCGTTCAGACGACTCAGAATATGAGCGCGGTGCTCATAGTACTTGCTCCTCCCCAACTTCTTGAGAATCTGGCGTATGTCCTCCTCCGACAAATCGGCAATGTTGTTGATCCGGCGTTTCCGAATCTCCAAGATGACCTCATTCATGACTTCCTCGGGAATGATCGTGCTCTCCTTCGCCTGAAACTGGTTCAGGATTTCGTTGAGATGGTTGATCTTCTTGTATGCGTAATTGTTGCGCTCTTTCGGTGGATCGCGGAACGACGGGAAGTCGCTCACAACAAGGGCATACTCCTCCGACCCGCACTTGGGGCACACAAGAATCCCCTCGGACGAAATCTCCTCACGTGCGACGTTGCAACTCATGCAGTGCTCCGTCAACAACTGGGTCGCCTCCGGTCCCGCGGACAACTTCATGCGCTGGATGTACTCATCAAAGATCTGCTTGCGACTCACACCCACCTCCTGGGTCGGTGCACCCCCTGCGAAAAACTTCATGAACGTGTTTGCGTCCTTGGGCGCAGCAGCCTGCTGCGGCGCAATCGAGTCCTGCTTCCCGTAGTAGTCCATGAGGATGTCCATGTTTTTCAGGTAATAGTCCTCGACGGGGTTCGACATCGCCAACTCCTCTTCAATCTCCCGAATCCGCCGCTCACACCGGGAGCATTCGACCGCGTCCAGAATGTCATTGGAGGACCGCAGTGTTTCAATTTGGGCAAGGAGTTTCGCGTTTTCATCGCCGAGTTCAGGTGCCTTTGTCTCCGACTCCCGCAACCCCTGCACCATCTCCTTGTGGACGGAATCGAGTGTTCCCATGGATGCCATCCCCGCAGCTGAATCGCGTATCTTACGGACCCTGAACACGTCCATTTCTTATGAAGTCTTCAACCTGTTTCCTATAAACCGAATTTGTGAACATGCAGGGTCGAGCCTGCCGCGTCGAAAGAACGACGCTCGGCATGTCGAGCGCGAAGTTCTTGCACACGTAGGCGAGTGCCAAGAAGGCGCTGCGATTGATGCCACACTGGCAGTGCACAAACACCGTCCCCCCACCTGCCTGAAGGAATCTGCGCAGAACCTCCTCGAACTTGGAATACCACGTCAGGATGTTGGACTCTAACGAATCGAGCGAGTTAAGACAGAAGTATCGCTCGGGAAGTGCCTTCTTGAACCAGTCGGGGGAGTCGGATTCTTGGGCACAGTTGATGACGTGCGTGATGTTGTGGTGGCGCACGAAGGAGGGGGTCAGCATCTCCCCCGCGCCAACGAGAACTCGGGAATAGAACCATGCTGGGGGGTGGCGCATGTACACAGGCTTAATCCACTGCATTACGGGTGTTTACACCCGCACCGTTTAACCCAAAAGACTGCCAAGAAAGTTGTTGATGAGGTGGGCGATCACGACTGCCGCGCCGCCCAGCACCGCCGCACCCTGGAAACTGACGACCCCGCCACTCGTGTACGCGTTCGGGATGTACTGCAGGATGAGGTTGCGGGGGGTCGAGAGGGACACAATCACGACCGCCAGGAAGAAGGAAATATACAGCGTGAGGTTGACCGCCATGAACCGCATCGCGGGGAGACTGGGCTTGAAGGAGGGCGCCATGCCCTGTCCCTGCCCGTGATTGCCGAGACTCGTGTTGACGGACATCATGGGGGGAGCAGACTGGGGCATCTGGGGCGACGGCAGGAGGGCGTCCAGCGAGGTCGAGTCGTCCATTGTTTATTGAGTAGACGGGATTTCACAACTAGCGTCCTCCACGCGATAGCGGTAGCACTTGCCGTCCGCCTTGCTGATTTTTCCCTCAAACTCACTCAGTGGAAGTGCGAGCGCCCTGAGACTGTCATAGTTGCGATGGAAGAGGAGAACGGAGATCCCGAGTCCAATGACGAAGGAGAAAAAGGGGGCAGCGCGGGTCAGTGCGCGGGTAATGTCAATCATACCTTCTTGTTAAGACTCGCCAAAAGGTTCAGCGAGTCGGGTTCGTCGGGGCACGGCACCTCGACGGAGACGAGACGGACGCACCCCGTGTCGGTGTGGTAGACGCTCGGGTCGTGGGGTTGGGGGACGGACACCTGTTTGCGGGTGGGGGGGATGAGAATGCAGGATATCAGCATCCCAACAATCACACCGCCTGTTAGCCACGAGAGTTGGATCATTGTTCTTTAGAGATATTCAATCCTCGTTTGACTGACCTCCCCGGTCGCGCTGTCGTACACGAGCTCTACAATGTTGATGGGAGCGGCGGACCGGTGCGAATGGGCGAAGAGATACGCTTCGTCATCGGTCGTGAAGACGCCGAGAATGTTATACACCCCAGGATCTCGCTCGGACCGAACCAGGAAGATACGACTCATTATGCCCTCATAATGTCTGTTTTGCTTATATAGTTTATCGCGAGGAAGGCGATGGGAGTCATGATGAGTCCCGAGTAGGGGATGAGAACTGCAATCGCGGTGAGGGCGTAGCCGACCATGACCCATCCAGCGGAAATGAGGGTGCGGTATGTGATGACAACGCTGAACACCCACAGTGCCGTGAGCAGAATGTAGAACGCTATCGACGAGATCTCACCGAACAACTTGTCTGTCTTGACAATGGGCGGTTTCCCCATCGTCAGTTTCTGTCCGTCGGGGATTTGGAGCGTCTTCTCCCTCCCCGTCGAGTCGACGAACGTCACCGTCAGTCGTCGACCCTTGACGATGTCCTTCGAGGAACTCGCTTCGGCAATCTTGGTTTGAAGCATATTTGCCTCAAACGACGCGACGCGAGAGTCGACGCACTTCTGATCGCTTCCGCCCCCACACTCCTTGACTGCATCGGCGTGTGCCTTCTCCTTGTCTTCGTCCGTCAAGGACACGGTCGTCTGGGGATCCAGGGTAATTGCAGGGACGAGCGACGCGTCCGCAACCATGTTGACATACCCCGCAGATGCTCTGTCCTGGAGGGACCGCGTTATGTCCGTTGTCGCCGCCTCATCGCCCCACGTTGCCTGCTTGATCGTGAGTGCCATATTGTTAAGATGCAAACACGAGATTTGCGAGACCGCTTACGACTCGCAAGAAGTTCACGGACTCAACGTATGCCGCAATGTGGTATGTGAAGGTGAAGATCACATTGTCGCCTCCCGCCGTCTGAACCACGGTCAGCAGTTGATCGGGGGTGTACAATCCAACGTTCCCAGCAGGAATGACGGTGGGATTCGGGCTGAACGCAGTGGAGCGGAGGATGCACACGATGCTCTGTGTCGCAGTGAGCGTTCCCGTCGTCGGGTTCATGGCGGGAAGGGGCTGAAGCAGCGTCATGCGGAGCACGACCTTGTTGAACATGCTGCCGTTCAGTGCGCCACTGGGTTGGTAGGAGTCGTGGTTGAGCGCGAAGGAGTACATGTACACGCCTGGCAACATGGGGGGTGCACCCGTCGCGTGCTTGTACATCTGCAGCAGCGAGAAGAACCCCGTTGGTTTCGTCGTGAACCGCTCCTTGCCATCGAGCAGCAGAACCGAGTCCGTCATCGAGTCGCGCGGGAACGCCGAGGTGATCTGCAGTTGCCCCGATGAATACAGCGAGTTCTGGATGTCCGTGCTGATGGGTGTAAACGGCGCCCGGTTCGGGTTGACCCAGTTCGTGTAATTGTCGCGGTCGTTCACGAGCAGTTTGTCCGATCGCTGGGCGACAAAGACGATGCGCGTCACCAGATTGAACATTGGGAGCAGGAGGTCGGAGTTGGGTCCATACTGCCCCTCTGCGCTGACATAGTTGACGTTCTTGATGAGGTACGTCTGATCCGCCGACGCGAGCTGCCCCATCTCCATCTCCGTCAAGTAGATGAAGTTGCCCTCCAAATACGGGTCGGGGAAGAAGGACGTCAGTGTTGGATTGGACTGGGCGCCAGTGGCAAGGGGCGGAGACAGAAACCGCCCGATGAAATTGGTGTTGTTGGCGGGTGCAATTCGGCTGCCGTACGTCGGCGAGGTGGAATCAACATCGACGATGGTATACAGATCGTTCAGTGGGCGGTAGGTGACGTTGATAAACACCTCCGAGTTCTGCATGGACACGAGGGGCAGTGCAAGACCCGGGTTCTCGCAGAACCAGAAATGAAGGGGGATGGTGAGCTGCCGGGCTCGAATGGAGGGTTCGGGAATCGTCGTCATCGGGACGGCGGGTGGAATCGTGTTGGGCGCAACGGAGTGGGGGTACTGCCCCATGCGATCGAACGCATTGGCGGGATCGTACATCGCCTGCGTGTTCCCCGTCATCGTGTCGACGACAATTCGCTTGTCGGCGGCGTGCGTCAAGTACGAGTAGAACTTCAGCCACTCGCCGCGCAGAGACTGGATCACCACACCATTCATCGTGATATCGACGTGATCGATCAGATTGTATCCAATGTTCTTGATCCACTGGAACTCATACCCGATCGCAGTTGAGTTGGGGTCGTATCCCGTCGGAGGGGCAACCCCCGTTCCCAAATACACGAGGGGGGAGTAAATGTCGGGCAGTGTCAGCACGAGATATGTGTCGTGCAGCATCTGGGCGTATCGATCAATTCGGCAGGAGATCGTGCGCGTTCCCGTCTGATTGAACTGGAGGTTCGATCCACCAAACGTCATGCGGATGTGCTCCATTGCAAAGTTGGTGTGTCGGCGGTAGACACAACGGAAATGCGTCATTGACGGGTTTCCATTGACTAGTTCATTCTGGGCACCAACTCCCACGAGTTGCAGTAACCCACCTGGCATCGTATTGTAGTGTAGAACAGAAGGTTTGTTTAGACCAGTGAACCAGACAGTCCACTGGGGGCGGTTGCGACACAGCACGTGCTCGTCGTCTGTTCACTGTATGGGTAGATGGGGAGTGCAAATCGCCGCAGTTCGACCGCCTTGTTTGCGAGGAGGGACGTGTACACCGTGTTGTTGCGGCGCTTGATGGGCGGCGGATTCGCAATGTACGTCGCGGCAATGACGCGTCGCTTGAGGGAGGTTGTGTAATCCTGTGCCGAGTTCACCTGCATACTTATCCTTTGTGTAGAATTTTCATTTACGAGCAGAGTGACGGATACACACAATGCGATTTGTTCTCGTCAGCACGCACATCGATCAGACGACGGGGTATTCGAAGGTGTCCTCTAACCTTCTCAAGCAGGTTGCGACGCTGTCGCCCAAGATCAAGACGTACCATTTTGGATTCCAGAGGCACCCGAACCGTTCGGGCACACGCAAGGCGCCCGAGGGGGTCGTGCAGTACGACGCGGCGGCAAACGAGGACCCGAAGGAGGAGGGGTTTGGATTCAACAAGATCCACGAGTATCTCGACATGGTGAACCCCGACGTCGTGATGATCTACAACGATCCCCTCATTGTCTACAAGTTCATCGAGGCAATGAAGATCGAGCCCGGCAAGGCGCCCTTCAAGCTGTGGATCTACGTGGATCAGGTGTATGGCGGCATCGCCCAGCCCCTCATTGACAAGATCAACCAGCACGCTGACCGGGTGTACTGCTTCACGGACTCATGGAAGCAGGTGTACCTCAAGTATGGCGGACCGACCCCTGATCTTCGCGTTCTCGGGCACGCGGTGGACCCCTCCATCTTCACGAGCATGAACGCGGAGGGGCGACAGTCGATTCGCGCAAACATGAACATCCCGAAGGATGCGATCGTGTTCCTCAACGCAAATCGCAACAGTCAGCGAAAGCGGCTCGATCTATGTGTTATGGGATTCGTGCGTCTCCTCTCTCGCTACCCGACCGCCCCCTATTACATGGCAATGGCGACCAACATGAACCCGAACTCAGGAGCCTACTACGATCTGAACCGCATCTTCCAGCTGGAGCTCGACGCGGCGGGGCTTGATAAGTTGGTCTGTGCCAACCGCCTCATGCTGATTGACACTGCACCCCCCAATGTCATCTCGGACGAGACGATCAACCAGCTCTACAATGCGACGGACGTTGGACTGAACACGTCGGACGGTGAGGGATACGGACTGTGCCAGCTCGAGCACCTGTATACGGGCGCGCCCCAGATTGTGACAGACATTGGCGCCTACCGCTCCTTCCTTACCGAGAAGGAGACGGTGTTTGTGACACCCGGCGATCGAGTGTATTTCGCAGGCAACATGCCGCTGGGGGGATACGTTCCCAGTTTCAACCCCAATGAGTTGGCGGATGCAATGTCGAGCATGGTTGCGACCCTGCCCCAGAAGCGTGCTGCCATCACCGACTTCAACTTCAAGAGTTGGGCGTCAGTGTGCGACGGGTGGTTGGAGGATCTGATTGCTGAGTCTAAGTAAGAATCCATCGAATCTGCGTTGAACTCGTCTTCATTCCCAGGCGCAGCAGGCGCTGATTGTCCTCGAACGCTGGACCGTCAAACACCTCGTTCGTGTCGGGATCAATCAGCAACACCCGCTTGTGAATCGACACCTTTTGGAGACGGCGGTGTTTCCGAGTCATGTTGCGGAGGTATGTCACGTCCAAATCCTCATTCTTAATGTTCGGGCGAAACGCCAAATCCTCGCCACTCGTCGTGCTGTCGAATCGCATACAACTGAGCACGGGCGTCTCGCGACCATGCAGTTTGCGATGAATCTCACAATCCACTGCTGCCTGTTTCAGCAACAACGCAATCTTCTTGCTGATGCGTTCCTTTTCGTAAGCAATTTCGTAAAGGTACTCGTCCGTCGACAGAAACGCCTCCACTTCCGGCTCCTCATACTTCCGCATCGACGTGTCATTGCGCCGAATTGCCACGATGTTGGGGTAGTCCGCCGACTTCTGCTGGTCTTCCGTGAACACACTCACATAAAAACTGATCTTCACCGTCCGTTCGGCAACTTCAAGTGCCGCATGGGAGCAAATACGGATTGCGCGCCCAATCACCTGATCGTGCCGCGCGGGCGTCCAGTGGGGTTCCATGATGTGGACGTGCCGCACATTCGCCAATGTGATGCCCTCGGCGCCACTGGAGGATGCCATCAGCACGCACAGCAGCTTCTTCCCCCGCCCTTCCACCGATGCTTTGAGAGAGGGAGGCATGGAGTTCTCGAACTTGTTGTTGAAGATCTGGCGCATGTACTCGCGCTGATCCTTGTTTTCCTCGCCCGTGAAGAACCCATACGCGGGTTTCTCGCCGTCCATTGACGGGTCCTCAATCCACTGCCCAGTGGCGTCCTTGATGATCTTGTACGGCTGGAATCCGTTGACGTCTAGAATGGCAGAGAACACCCCCAGTCCCTCGAGTGAGCGGTACTGGGAATAAACGAACTGGTTTCGCCACTCGTCCGAGTTCGTCGCCTTGATGTTCTGAATCATCTTCAGCATCTTGGGGCTGTAGGACATCAGTCCGTTCTCGGAGAGGTAGCGTGTGGGATTCGCACGGAGTTTGTCAAGGACGTCCGCCTTCTCGGGCACGCCGTCTTCATTCACCAGTCCATCTTCCGTCGTCGTCCCCTTGCGGAGTTCAGAGGAAACCGCATAATTGCATGCGAGGCGGGTGAGAACACGGAACGTCTGCTTGTCGTCGTTCAGTTCGGCAGGACCACGACCGCGACGACTGTCGATCTTCATCTCGATCCACCGCGCTTCAAGGTATCCCAGGAACTGCTCCTTCGACATCTCGATCTTCTCCAGCATGTGCTCGTCGTCCACCCGCTTGGGGATGAGTCGTTCATCTGCGCCCTTGAAGTACGAGACGAGACCCTGGATTCGGCGCTGGAAGAGGAGGGGGTTCTTGATGTTGAGTCCATCCAGGAACATCGCAGAGAACTCGGAGTAGTTCGATGGCAGGCACTCGAGCTGCTCCGTCGACACTCGCTCCACTGCAAGTTCGCCCCCTCCAATTGCGGTTTCGAACTTGGACTTCCAACTCGACACCCAGTCTGACGCGACGGCGATGTACTCCATCTCCTTCTTGAACTGAACGGCAATGCGATCGCCCTTCTCATTGTACACGCTGCGGAAGTTGGAGGGGTTGCGGGTAACAAGAATGTACTTCTTGACAGCGTTGAATTCAATCGTGTCGACGTCCGGCAGGGCACGAAGGGCGGTCGTCATTCCCTCCTCGTCCCACGTCGGCGTTGTCTTGAACGGAATCGTGATGCGCTCAATGGGTCCACGCAGCAGGTTCATCAGCACCGCAATCTCGTTGGGGCGGTTGATGACGGGGGTGCCGGACAGCGCAACGACCTTGCACCGTTTCGCATTGTAGATGGCGTCGTAGAGTCGCTTGCGGATTTCCGAGGGAGTGTCGCCACTGATGCTTGCCGTCAAGTTGTGAACCTCGTCAATAATCACAACCGTGTCGTCAAACGGGTTGGGGGCATTGTCGGGGACCAGCTCCTTCACCGACGCGCCCGTCAGTCCGTTGTAATTCAGGAACGTGAAGCGCTGGTCAATAATATCCTCAATCTGCTGCCCGATGAGTTTCTTTGCGTCCGCAGGCTGCGTCTCGTAGTTTGCGGGTGCGCCTGGGATGGTGGTGAAGAACTTCAATTTCTTATCCAAAAACTTGTCCGACAGACCGAGGTTCTTCGCCTCTCCTCGATTCTCGGGGGTGAGGGTGTGGAGGATCCAGTGCTGCTCGAACGCGTAGATGGGATCGCCGCACTTGCGCAACTCGCCACGATAGTTGATTTGGAGGGAGGCGGGGAGCATGACAAACACCTTCTTGGTCGACAGCAGCGACTCTGCCACCGCAATGGAGGTGCACGTCTTGCCCGACCCGAGTCCGTGGTACAGCAGAATGCCGCGATACGGCGTCTCGACCAAAAGGTAGTCGCGAATGAGTGCCTGGTAGGGAAACAGTTCGCGGGCGTTGGAGGACTGCTTGCGGCACAGGTCCACGTCCTTGTCCTCCGTGTCGAGCGGATCCTTGTCCTTCTGTCGGTATTTCAAGAAGATGCGAGTAATGGAATCCGCAAACACCTTGCGGTTCGGCAAGGCATAGTTCATTCCTCTTAAACAAAAGTCCCGAAAACAATCCCGTCGGTAGAACAATGGACTTTGTCAACCGCAGGAATCATCGCATGTGGATGATCACCATCTACTTGTTCCTGATGGCAGGATTCCTGTACTTGAAACCGTCCATCGCCTTTGGGCGGGAGGGGCGGATTCGTCCGTTTGGGACGACAGACAAGGAGGCAACCGTGTTTCCTCTTTGGTGGTGGGTATTTGTTATCTCCGTCGTATCCTACTGCCTCACGATCTACCTCGCACGGTTTCGGATTTAAGTGTTTCCAGTAGAGTAGAATTCAATGGCGGCAATGCCTCCACGGCTCGACAACGCAGCAATTCAACGATGGGTCCAAGAAATCCAAAAAGCAGGGCTGATAGAGAAGGAGACGAAGCGTATGAAGGAAATTCTCGTGTCTCAGACCTGCACCCCCCATTCGAACACCGAGTTCCAGTCAATCGTTGTCGACAATGCCAACCGGATCTTCCGCTGGCTGCTCCTTGCGAAATCACATGGTCTCGAATGTTTCAACGATACTTCGTAGATTGCCCAACATCTCCATTCGCTGCACGTGATGCGGACGCACCAGTGCCTCACACTCCTCAAACGACTTCCACGCAATTGCCGAAATCTCTCGGCGCTGCATGGGTGTGAATCTCTGGAACAAGTTGACCTGGTTGGGCGATTTAAGAAGGGCGACGAAATACACGTGGCGATACTGGATGTCGTTGAGTCCCTTGAACGTCTCCTCCAACTTGATGTTTTTGAGCACGACGTAGGAATCGCGGGGGATGTTCGTCTCCTCGCTGAACTCCCGAATCGCACAGTCCAGATCCGACTCGCCTCGAATGCGGCGCCCCTTTGGGAACCCCCACTCGGGTTCGGGGTACGGGGATCTGTTCGCAGAAATCAGAGCGGATCGATTCAGTTGACTGAACTTGTCCTGTGACCCCGCATAGTCGGGAGAGGAGGCGTCGCCATTCCACATCGTGCGCCACAAATCCTCAAACGACAGCAGCAGCAGCCCCGTCTGCTCCTCCATCGTCATGTTCCCGATGAGACGTGCGACATACTCTGCGTCCGTTGGATCGTACTTCCCTCGCATGAACTCTGCGAAACTCAGACTGTCCTTCCGTCGAACCATCATCACGCTTGACGCCAGCGTTGCAATTGGGAGGTTTGCGTTGTCGATGAGGATGAGTCCACAGGACAGAACGGGGTCGCGGCACGATCGAAAGAGATGACCTTTTCCACCGCAGTTGTTGCAGTACATTGTTGTTGTTTGAAGTCGCTGAGACGGACTCGTCCGTTTTTCCATTGCCTCTTTAATAAAGTTCCTTTGTAAACGATAAAGAGATGTATGCCCCACAACCCCAATCAAGTGTGGTCTCCACCGTCGGGTCCATCGGCAAGGCGATCGTTCTCATTGTTGGAATTGTGATTCTTGGGCTGGCGGGACTCTTCATTTACAACGCAGTTCGGGTGTCCCAGGGACTTCCGTCGAGCAACATGTTTGGACCTGCCGTGACGAGTGACCAGACCCCGACAGCGGTGAGTGGGCAGGACGACACCGTCGTTTCGGCGGGCAGTGTTCCGCTGACACAGGGGTCCGACTATGGCGTCCAGCTTTGGATGTACATCAAGGACTGGGACACCAACTTTGGCAAGGAGAAACTGGTGCTGCGCCGAGAGGATCCTACGAACAAGGCGGTTTCGAGTCCTTCCATCACGCTTCACCCCACCGACAACAGTTTGAATGTGAGTGTCAGCATCTTCCCGTCGGGCACATCTGCGGGGGCATCCACCCCCTCTGCCGCAAACGATCACAGCGCGACGGGCGACACGTTCACGTGCACGGTAGAGAACGTGCCCCTCCAGTCATGGTTTTCCGTGTCTGCGACCGTTTTCCAGCGCAACCTGGACGTGTACATCAACGGGCGCCTCGTCAAGTCGTGCGTCCTGCCTGGCGTCCCCAAACCTGCCGTGGGCGACGTGCACGTTGGGTCCAAGACGTCCGGCTTTGCAGGGCAGCTGTGCAACGTCCACATGTACCCCAACGCACTGACCCCCGCAGACGCAATGGCATTTTATAGCACGGGAACGACCTGCGGTGCATCGACTCCTCCTCCTTCCACGACACCCAAGAACACGACGGCGATGAAGATTTTCGGATACACCTTCACGTTCGGAGTGCTTGACAATGCGGGGAAGTCCGTCAGTTCATACACATTTTAAACAGAGGAATTGGAATAAAGACAAATGAGGTTACTGCTGAAATGCCCGACGCGGAGTCGCCCGCAGAAAATCATGAAGACGTTGGAGGCGTACATGACCCTCGCAAATCACCCCGAGGAGATTGGGGTTTGTGTTTCCTGTGACGTCGACGACACGTCCATGACCCGCAACCTCGTCCAGGAAGAGTTGCGCCGCATCACAAAAGCAGCAGCGTGGTCGAAGATCTTTTTCAGTGAAAACACGTCAAAAATCGAGGCGGTCAACGCGGACATGAATCGGGTCGATTACGACTGGCAGGTTGTCGTTCTCGTGTCGGACGACATGATTCCACAGATCAAGGGATACGACGACGTCATTCGAAACACAATGCTGGCACGATTCCCCGACACCGACGGGATTCTGTGGTGCAACGACGGGTTTCAGAAAAACAACCTCAACACTCTCTCGATTCTCGGACGAAAGATGTATGATTCCTTCGGATACATCTACCACCCCGCCTACAAGAGTCTCTTCTGTGACACAGAGTTCACAGATCTGTGCAATGGATCGTTGAAGGACAAGTGTGTGTACATGGAGTACCCCATCATTCGGCACGAGCATCCTGGCAATGGAATGACCTCGAACGACTCGTTGTATACGAAGAACCAACTCGATTGGAATCACGACATGTACGCGTATATCGAGCGCAAAGCGTATGCCCACGATTGGTCGGTTCTAATTGCAACCATTCCGGGTCGAGAGGAGTCCCTGAAACGTTTGCTGACGTCAATCCACGAGAAACACGCTCGACTCTGCCCCGAGGTTCGGATCGAGGTTCATCTGTCGTTTGACAATCGCGAGGCAAGCATTGGGACAAAGCGGCAGTCGCTTCTCAATCGTGCAGAGGGCAAGTATCTCTCCTTCATCGACGACGACGATGAGGTTACGGATGCGTATTTCGAGGATGCAGCGGCATGTATTTCGGGCAAGTATCATGTTGCACGCCTTCGAGGGCAGATTCGGCATTATACGTTCACACACAGCCTTGAGAATTCACTCGATCAACCCATGGCACGCGGCGAGGTGTTTCTCCGCCCGCCCAACCATCTCAACATCTTGCTGTCGACCGTCGCGAAATTCATTCCGTATCGAGATGTCAAGTACGGCGAGGATCTCGATTGGTGCATTCGACTTGCGCAGCGTGGGTTCTTGACAAACGAGTATCGCTCCGACGAATCCAGGATCCATTACATCTACCATTCAGGTCCAGTGCATCCACTCACACTGGAACGGCAGAAGACGGTTTCTTATGCGTCAATGCTCGCAGAAATCCTTGGAACGCCCCCGTCTCAACCAGCTTCGATCAAACCGACGGGGTTGCGTCTTGGACCCAATGGGTTTGTTTCTGTGTAATCAACAATGGATCCGCTGTCACTGCTCGGCATACTGCTGACACTGACGATTGTTGGCGTGATTGTGTGGGTGTTTGTTGCAGGGAGCAAGGGCGATGCGACACAGACGGTTCTGCAGTGGGGATCGACATCGGGAAAGACGGAGAAGGTGTCTGCCGCACCCCTTGCCCGATCCTTCAATCAACCCGAGGGGATCACGTTCAGTTACGCGTCCTGGTTGCTCGTCAATGACTTCACTGTGAACTACGGCAAGAAACGCCTGATTTTCAGCAAGGGTGACTGCCCCGGCGTGTACCTCGACACGACCTCCAACGCCATCATGACGGTGATTGACACGTATGGCAGTCCCGAGAGCGTCCTGATTTCAAACATCCCCGCACGGAAGTGGATCCACTACGCCCTCGTTGTCAATCAGTATTCCGTTGACATCTACATCAACGGCGTTCTCAGCCAGCACCACACCCTGGGGCAACTGCCGAAGCAGAACGACTCGTCGGTCGTGATGGGATCGAACGAGACGGGATGGGACGGCGTGATCTCCAACCTAGTGTACTACACTCGATCCCTCTCAGCCTCAGAGGTCGATGCGATGTCGAGGACCCCGCCAACAGATGATCTGTCTCGCCCGCCTGCAACGCCGCAGTATTTCGACATGAGTTGGTACACGGGTCGGGGCGTTTAAATTCTGCCCAAACAACAAATGAGCGCAGGTGGACAACGCGGAATTGACATCTCAGGAGCATCAACGATGCGACTCATCACTGCGTCCGATTACACCACACAGGTCAAGAGCAAGCTCGTGTACCAGACCTTTAACTCGACCACAGGAGCGAATGCGTACTCCGATCATGTGCCGAATGGAAATGACTATTATCTGCAGTTTCTGAAGGGTGTCAAGGAGTGTGGCCCCTGTGTTGGACTGCCCTACCAGGAGTCGTTCGTGATGAAGTTCCGTTAAACTACTCTACCAACAAAAACGAAATTTACATCAGAAACACAAAAAGAATAGATACAATGCCTTCGATACTCTATGGCGGAGTTCGATACTCGCAAACGCGACATGCTATCTACTGCAAAAAGTGTGCGACCACAATCGAAAGCAAGTCCAACCACGACTTCAAGATGTGCCCTTGCGGTGCGGTGGGTGTGGACGGCGGCATAGGACCTTCAAATCGGGTTCTAGGAAATCTGTCGGACATGGAAGAGAGGAGTATGTATCGCGCGAGTGTAGCTGGGAAGAAACTATGGCTTCCTCAGTCGGTCATCGAGGAGCACTTCGCCTCCCTGCAATCGACTGCTTGATGCGGTCGATCTGCGCCTCGTGTATACACTTTTGATACTCGTACTCCTCCTTCAAATAAACCCGGTGCTGGTGCAAGGTGAACCCGCCCATCGTGATAACACCCAACAAATAGTCAGTATATGTTCTCTCCTTCAAAATCGGGGACTTGCACTCCATTACGATAGACACGACAGTTCCATCTAGGCAGTTGTTCTCTGCTTCCTTGTCTTCTGCAACTCCCGCCGCTTTGTCTGTCGCTGCTTCAACGTGTCACGGGGATCGTACGTGTAGAAATACTGCAAGAACTCGGGAGATGCCTTGTTCTTTGACAACTCCTCATACAACTCTGCCTTGTGCTTCTTCATGTCAATCAATGTCTCCTGCTGCCCCAAGCATTCCTTGGGCGTCAAGAGGGCAAAGCGGCGCTTCGGTTTATGGTTCGCCATATCAATCAGTTTTTGTGCGATGCATAGGATGTTTGCAATGTTCGTCTCGTCGGCGTCGGTGTAGATGTAGGCAAAGAAGAACTGCAAGATGGTCGGGATGCTTGCAACACGAATTCCATCGCGCGTCGTGTGGAAACTGTGGCACGCGGTCGTCTCGTAGAATCGGACAACGGACTTCCCATTCTCATCCAGAACCGTCGTGCGTGGCGGCAGAATCTCCGTCCCCTCATCGACCTTGACTTCGGACCCCTGGATCAGTCGATCAATGACGGACTTCTCTGCCAGCAGCGCAATAGGGGTCGTCCATGCCGATTTCAAGTGAATCTCTGCGGCCGTCACAGCAAGAAGCACGACGGGTTCGTTCTTCAGCAACTTGGTGATCTCCGCCTTCTTTTCGTCAGAGATGGGGTTGTGCATCCCCGTCTTTTCGCGCGGGCAGGTTGCAGGGTAGTGTTTGTTCAGGAGTTCGAGGCGACCATACACCTTCGTCCACCGAGAAACGTCGCCCCTCGGACGTGAGAGTTCCAGGTACATGGACATTCGCAGAAAGTTCGGCGTCACGTAATGAATTCCCTCCTTGACAATGCCCGCAT